AATACTTCGTCAATCTTCATTCCCATCTTACGATAGTTCTTTAGTAGCTTGACTGCATCCTGCAATGCTACATCATACCTGGCAATGGTTGCCTCTACTCCATAGTCATCTTTACCTAGTTGCCAATCTGACATCATAAACAACATAGCTGTATCACCACCGAATAGATTTCGTTTAGTTAATGCCGGCTTCTTTACTGCTTGTTTAAACAATGCGTCATAATGTTTGTCATGTGTTGCTGATTTCCTGCGTATAGTTCCTTTAAATGCGTGAAAGGTTTCAACGATACCACCTTTAAGCTGTGCATTCCAGGAAGATACCTTTAAGATGCCATCTATTTCGTATATCTTTGGGTCAAATCCCCAGTTTTTTAGAATGTTATCGAAGTCATTCTCATAGTTAGGGTCGGTTCCTACATGTACAAGTTCACCCTTACCTGTGTTAGGGTCTATATCAATAGAAGGTTGCCATCCTGCTTTGTAAAAGTTATTACCATTCTCTGCAGGTATAGCTGTTTTCTTAGATGTTTTTTTCTTAGGCATGTTTCCACCTTTCATATACTACATTTAGTATATAACAGATATTGAATTACCTATGTATTTACTTGGATGCTTTTGTAGGTTTTGGTCCTATTTGTTTTTTAGCAAACTCTTTCACTACTACAAGTGCAGCAGCTCCACCGGATAAGGCAGCAAGTTGTACTGCATTAGCGTCAACACCAACTAATGGTGCAACAGTTAACGCAGATATGAATGCTTCAACAAAAGTCCAAACAGTTTTACTAAGAACATCTTTATATTCTTGGCTCATTTTGTAACTCCATGCTTCATTCCAAGGGGTCCACGCTACATCCTTCTTGAATGTCCCATCAGATTTTCTTTTTCTTTTAAATTTTTCAAACATTAGCTTATTACTCTACCTTTAATCTTAGCGTTTAATGCTATGACACCACCATTAATCTCATTTAATTTCTCCATAACATCCTTAGCTACAATAACATCTGTTAAACTAGCGTCATCTAAGTCCTTCTTTAAGAGTTGTTGTATAGTTGTATACTCAATACTTACCTTCTTACCTTGTAGTAATTCGTTAGCAACTTTTCTATACATAGCTTTGTAAGCCTTTACACTTTGTCCAACGAACCCATCTTTACCTAGGTCTAAGTCTTGCTGAGTTTCCCCGACAATGAGACACCCACTGGTATGCTCATCGGTGTTCCCGGAGTGGATTAATATGAGAGAAAATCCTGGCACATCTTGTAGATGTAACATTCCATAGTGTGAGTTGCCATATTTAGCAGAGTATCTTGTGTGAAAACCACCTGTTTTTCTAAACTCTATATCGTATTCGCCTTCGGGTATGCAAGTTTCGTGCATTACTTTGACTGCTTGATACTGGTCTTCGAGTGTATAGCACTCAAACTTACCATCTATAAAGAGCAAACCATTCGTTGCATCCTTACCGAACTGTGTTCTTACTACTTGTAATTTCATTTATCCTCCTCATGTGAATAACTACCATACTTGCAGTTACATATAGTTACCCAAGTTCCATTTTTATTCTGCTTGGGAGTACAGAACCCTTCTTTATTTGCCGCCACAACAGCCGCCACCACAACAATCCATGTTAATCTCCTTGTCTAAAGCTAATAGTTAGTAACCATATAGCTAGTGTAATTAGTGTAGCAAGTCCTGTCACTTGTTGTGCAGAACCAGTAAGTGTTAATGTGGCAATAATTAAACCAACTAAAGTCCAACTAAGGTTAAGTGTTTCCTTAATTACTTTAATTATCCAGTTGCCTACTTGTTTAAACATTGCCTCTCCTAAATACAAAAGCCGCCATAGATACTATTCTAGTCAGAATAACTGGCACTACAACTTCTTGTGCTTTTTCTCGTTGGTCTTGTGTCATGTCGTCACCTATTTTCGAAAGATTTATTTCTTGTATGTCTATATCTATAAAAGTTTGTATAGGATTTTCTATAAAGTTCTCGAACTGTACCTCTGTAACAACATCAGCAAGGGTGTAGTTCTCTACATCTGTGTTCTCTACTGCTCTAGCTACATACTCTTCAACAGCTTCAGCTATGACTTCATCATCTTTAACTGCTTCAGCAATGATAGCTACATCCTCTGCTTCTACTTGTAAGATTTCAGCGACAACTTCTACCTGTTCTTCAGTAAGCTCTTCAACATCTGCAATAGCTTCCTCAACAACAGCTTGAACTACTTCTTGTATTTCTTCAGTAGCTTGGTCCAGGTTCTGTACACCAATGTCATTTACTTGTTCTAGTACTTCAACGACTTCTTCAACAGTAGCTTCTTCTACTACAATCTCTTCTACTTTGGTAAGCTCTAAGGGTTCTTTATCTTCCACTCTCGGTAGAGTTGTTCCTGGCGTATCTTCACTAACAACTTCCTGTATCGGCTCATCCAAAACTTCCTTGACATCCTCTTTAACTTCTTCATCTATAACCTCTTCTAGTTTTTCATCTTGTATTGGTATTTCCACCACGATTTCGGGAGCAATGTCTTCCAAATCAAATTCAATAATCTCGAACTCAATAGGGAGTTCTTCAAACTCCACAATTGCATCTTCAACAACTTCCTCTTTAGGTGGGTCGAGTACATCAACATCATTCTTAGGAACGATGACTTCCACATCTTCTTTAATTTCTTCATTGATTACCTCTTTTTCTATAATATCATCTTTAATTTCTTCTTCAATAGGTTCGGGTATATCACAATCACCACGCTCTATCTGTGCGTTAGTCATAAAACAACCATACTCAGCTTCATTATCTACACGCTCCTGGTCACGCTCAATAGTTCCATCATTGACATCAGCTTGTGTATAAGTCTTATCAACACCTTCTACTTTTATATCGACAATAATCTCTTGTGGTGTAGGTGGTGGCGGTGGTGGTGGTATGTAAGGTTCAGGTTCCGGTTCAGGCTTAGGAGGTACAGTTGTTGTAGTAGTCGTAGTTGTGGTACTAGATGTTGTGGTACTAGATGTAGTAGTTGTAACAGGTATCTCTACATACTGCCAGTACAAGGTATCTAATAAAGATATATCAGTTAGCGTTACAGCAAACGAAGTTATAAATTTGTCTGTATTAGCTTCATCATTGTTGTAATCAGTAAATGATTTATAAAAGTTATCATACATATTATCAAAATCAGAAGTACTTTGAGCCGATTTGTTTTCTGTTTCGCTTGTATTGTCAGCATAATTCCAAGTAACAGAATACGCATTGTTAACTGCACCTATCATAAAACCTACTTCATAAACATCTTCTGTAAATTCAAATAAATAAGTACCACTTGTTATTGCTAATGAAGAACCTGTTGTGTTATAAGAACCTTGTTCTGCTGAATAAATATATGCAGCTTGATTACCACCACTAACAGTCAAACCTGTTTCGTATGTGTCATCCTCAAACGCTTCATTAACTGTAACTTCATTAGGTACTTCCTCTGCTAATACAGTAGAAGGTAAAAGAGTAAACAGTACAAGGGTTATTGCTGCTTGTTTAAACAACATTACATTACGATTGCTGCGACTACTCCACCTATAGCAACTGCTAATGTTAATACTTTATAAAATTCTGATTTGTCTAATTTAGTGTCTAGCTTTTGCTCAATGTCATCGAGCTTTTTAAATATCATTTCGATAATTTCTTTCTGTGTGTAGTTGTTTGAATGAGACATTATGGTAAGTCATCATGGGACAGCCAGTCCCATTCCTTATTTACATTACTATCTAGGTCGTAGTTGCTTAATCTTTTAAGATAAGAACTAATTTCTTTTAAAAAATAACCTAGAAAAAATCCAATTATAAAATCCATAAGGACGATTATAACAGATTATTTATGCAGGTTTTGGATTGTCTGATTTAACTTTAGCTATGTGGTCTTTCCAAACAGTTGTACCATCTACCAAATCTTTATATTGCATATCAAGTTGGTCGCCAATAGAACCATAAGCTTCTTGTCTAGCTTGTATATAACCAAACTGTTGAGCATCCCATTTGCTGTTAGCTAAGTCTGTTACAGACTGTGCATAATCAGCATCAGTGAACTCTAGTCTTTCGTTATTAACTTGCTTGTACATTGGCTTAGCAGCTTCTATCTCTGCTGTAGCTTCAGTTGTTAGTTCTTCTAATGTTGCCATAATATCTCCTATGTTAGCATACTTCTTTTATTATTACTTCTTTAAACCATATAAAGTGAATGTTGAACCTGTATCTATATTCCCACTTGAAAAAAAGAACTGTACACCATTTGCAGATTGTTCCACAGTATGAGTTGCACCTCCAGTAGAGCCATAAATCAAATCAAAAGGGCTACTGCCTGCAAATTCATTTGTGATGAAATTGTACTCACTAGCATTGTTGAAGTTAAAGAGGTATAAAGTTGCATTAGTATTTTCTCCTGTTGCATTACCACTTCTGTCAAACTCCCAATATGCCCCATTAGTACTTGAATTGTTGTCAAAAGTACTATCACTTCTAAGACCTTTATTTGCAAAATCATAATTTGAACTGGTATCAGCAGAACTTGAAACAAGTATTCTTACTCTACTTAAAACATTATCTGTTGTTGGTCTTAGGTCGTTGAAGTTAACTACATAGACATCATAAGAACTATCCCACTTAGCACCACCAAGCTCAACTGTTGCTACTGCTGATGTTACAGTTACCTCATCTATTTTTATTAATGCACCACTCATAATTTATTTAACTCCATATACACTTGCTTTAAATGAAAATGTGCCACTTGCAACATAATATCTTATCCCTGTTATTTGTTCAGCATTTTTATGAACAGATATACCTTTTCTCATAACTAAACCTCTACTTGAGTTGTTATTCCAAGAACTGCTTTGAGTTTTAGAAAAAGTAAAACTAGAACTGTTATAAGGATTGTAAATATATTGTACAAATCCAACTCCCTCTGTACTGTCATCATTAATATAACCACCAGTTGCCATATAATTTTGACCATTACTTCTACTTTCAAGTAGAGAACTATCCCAAGCCCTGCCCTCTAAAGTTGCACTTGCATATTCTGTAGCACTAATTACTGTGCCTGTACTATCTAATAATCTTCTATATAAATTTTGTGATGCAGAACCAACTATTTCGTAAGTAGTTGACTTTATACAATACACATCATATTTATCACTAAAAATATTTGTGATATCTACTGATGATGTACCAGTTGAACTAACAGATGTTATAAATTGTAAATTAGTCATTACTAGTATTCCTTTATTCCATACAGAGATATATCAAAATCAGTAAAGTTTCCTGCATTTGAATTGTATAAATTTATTCCATCTACTGTACTTGATTGTTTCATAACACCACTTCCAAAACCAAAAAATCTTGAACCATAAGTTCCAGAATATTGAGAACTTTGAAATGTTAAAAAACTATATTTACTACTATCCCCAAGATTATATAAATAAATGTAACCCTGTGTTACACCACCCATATAATTACCATTAATAGGTATTCCACTATCAGCAGTACTTTTAGAATAATTAAAACTACTTCCATCAGCATCACAAAATTGAATGGCATTTGCATAAGCATTAGCAGTTTCCTTAACTCCACTTTCAAAAAATCTTACTTTCATTTGTGGATTTGTTCCACCACCTTTAGTACTACTAAATGTTAGTAAATGAACATTGTATGTACCTAAAGAAGTAAAATCAATATCTGAAACATCAGAACTATGAGTTTGAGTTTCAATTAATTCTAATTGTCCTAAGTTAGTGTATTTATCTGCTCTTGTTAAATCATAAATATCTTTAGGTGTAAATATTCCTTTATTATTTCCAAAACTTTGTTCTGGTGCTTCTGGTATATATCCAAATTCACTCATTAGCTACCTACCTGTTTGTACAAAGTAAAACTTCCACTTGTTAAATTACCACTTTGCATAAAGAATTTTATTCCTGTTGTTACCTGTGTGGCTTTTAAACAAGCACCACCTTGATAACCTGCAACAGATTGACCATTATAAAAATGACTTCCTTTGTGTGTTGCATAAGTATATTGGTCACTTAATCCTGCATTTATAATTTCAATTATACCATTAACACTTTGAACAGTTGTTCCTACAACAACGCCTGTAAAGTTAACTGAATTTTGATTTACAGGTGCTGTGTGGTCTGTGTCTGCACTTGCTTGTAATCTTCTACTTGTTTGGTCATAATTTGAGCCACTATGTTCAGTACCACTTCCAGTAGTAAACCTATAACGTATTCCAGTTGCACTAGAACATAAAATATTGTTAAAAGCAACTATGTATCTATTGTCTGTTGGATTTTCGTCATAAATTGTAACACTAGCTACTGCACTTGTTATTGTATTAGTGGCTACTTGTACTAATTGTCCTGCCATTAGTTAACACCTAACCCATACACTTTAATACGAGCATTATCAACACTTCTACCTGCTTGAGATGAATAAAGTTGAAAACCTGTTATTGATGAAGTTTGTGGTAAAACATTTATTTGCTTTCCATTCATAAGAACGTGTGGTGCGTCATCCCAACAACTATGTTCGTTTGCCATAAATGTATAACTACTAGATAAAAAAGGATTAAATATATACATAGTCATAGCACCAGCTTCGGGGCTTGTAGTAATAGTGTATTGTGAGTTTGTATTGCTAGTTGACCTGAATTGACCAAAAGTACCGTCTGACCTCATTTGCCAAAAAGCATAAGCATAAATACTAGAAGTAATAACACTACCTGAACTATTAATATATCTCAAATAAAACCAAGCGTCAGCAGAGCCACCTCTAACAAAATCTGTTACTTCTATTTGATATATATCAAAATCTGCTGAAAAGACATCATTAATATTTATTTGCTCTACACCTGTACCTGTAGTCGTATCACTAATTAATCTTAAATTACTCATAATTCTTTTATTCCATAAAGCCGTATAGTAAAATCTGCATAATTGCCTGTATTTTTCATAACCCTAATGCCGTCAACTGTACTTGCCTGTGGTAAATTTGCACCACCAAAAGATTGCATAGGCAGACCACTATTAGACAATCCCATAAATGAGCCAGTCATTAAGCTATATAAAGATGAATTACCCAAATTATAAAAAAACGCGCTTCCTACTGCTTGTTCGCCAGTAACAGTTCCTGTTCCAAAAAGATAATTTATTGCACTAGCAGATTGCGACCTGCGTTCATAAGCTTCTAATCCTGAAATAGCTGATGTTGTTTGACTTGATTGAAAATAAACACTTGCACTTTCTAAAACACCACTTTCAAAAAACCTAAAATTTAAAACATCTTGATTATCTACTGATGTTTGCATATTACTAAAAGTCATATAGTGTACATCAAAAATATCTTCTTTTATATTTAAAAAATCAACTACTGAAACTGTACTTGAATAAGTTTGTTCTTCAATAAGTTCTAATGAGCCACCCCAACTACCCTCTTTAGTAAGTTGTAATATTTCACTAGGTGTATATAAACCTGTATTCTTTTTTACATCATTTGGTTGTGTGCCTATGTAGGGCATAAATTACCCCTAAGCTTGTTTCAGAAATGATACATTGTATTCTGCACTAGAAGCTGCTGAACATAAACCTTGTAGTTTGTCACCAGTTTCTAATGTTACTTTAGTTGTAATCTCTATTGTTGTACCAAAAGGTAGACTTACATCATTAAGAATATGAGTTAAACTTCCACCCGATTTAGTCACACTTAAATCTATTGTAACATCTGCACTTGTACCACTAACATTAGATACTAAAATACCAATAACTGTTTCAGTAGTTGAAGCTGCTACAGCAGGCATAATATCTGCTGCTGATGTTCCAAGAACTCCTTGTACTGAATGTAGTGTATCTGCCATTTATATCTCCAATTAATTAATCTCCCATAACTATAGCATAAGCTTGCGAACTATTGCTACTTGTTATGAAAAAACTATCCATGATTATTCTAAAAGTTGTTGATAAACTACCTCCTGCGTTAGGTAATAAATCTAAATCTTCGTTTATAGGTAAGTTACCTATTGTGTCTATAACTAAACTTCCACCTTCTTTAAGCATTGTTAAGATACCCATTATGACAACGCCAGTACTAAACCTAAACTTACTCCACCTGATGTTTGAGCATCTACATACGCTTTAACTGATTGTTGCGAAGCTGCTACAGTAGCACTGTTACTAGCCATATCATCTTCATCAACTAATAAAAAGTGTTTAGTACCATCTGTTCTATGTGTAGCATTAGTAGTTTCATCAGCATCTATTCTGTCATGTACATCTGAAAAGTGTTCTGCAAGTACAGCCATACGAACTGTTGTACCTATTTGATGGTCCGGGTCTGTTACATGTCTTCCTTCTAAATCTCTTGTTATTGTAGATAATGTAGAAGATGATGATAAAGTTATTAATACAACTTCTCTTTTGGAAGCGTTATCCGGGTCTATAACTAAATAAAAAGGACTATCAGCACTTGCATTAATAGTTGTTGTTCCATCTGATGTAGGTGCAGAAGTTAATGTACACGAAGTTGCACCACTAGCTAACAAACTAGATAATGTTGTTTCAAAAAAGTTTATTATTTGACTTTCTCTATCTGCCATTTATGCTCCAAATCTCATTATACCAAAAGCAGAAATACCCGCTATATGTATTGTAGACACATCTTCAAGGACCGGTTGCCTGGTACCTCTGACAGTTAGTATAGCATAATGCGTAGTACTTCCACGCTCTACTTCAGATTGTATAGGATAACTTATCTGTTCTATTACACCTCTAATAACTTCTCCAGGAGAAAACACTTCTAATGTTACACTGTCTCCTTCTAAATCACGAAGGGTAGAATACAACTGTTCTCCTAAACCTTTCACCTTTATAGGTTTTCTTCCAGGCCTTTCTACTCTGTCACTAATATTTATAGGTATCTGTGCTACTACAAGTTCAGGTCTAGCTAATGCACGAAATTGTACAGATTTTACTTTAGGTGTTTCATTAACTGAACCACCTCTTTTAATTACAAGTTTACCAATAATGTACCTGGATATTTCAGCTATTTGTCTTTCTGTATCTCCAGTACCTGATGCTTGTTTAAAAGCTAATTTGTAAGAAACATCATTAATATTATCTAATGCTTCAAATTTAGTAGAATAAAAAAGCTCTACAGAGGTATCGACTGGCGTTGTTTCTGTAGAAATTTCTGCTCCCACAAATTGTTTACTTTCTGCTGTAAAGAAATCTGCTGCTGATAACACTAGGTGACCTTCACTTTCGTAGGTAGATGTTTCTCTGTATATGTCGGAACCCGATACTGATATTATAAACTTACCATTAGATTGTGTTATGCCAAGAATAAATCCTGCAACACCTATTTCTAAATCTCTAGCAAATCCTGCAGTAGGAAGATAATACCTCCATAAATAACTTTCACTAGCACTTTCTTTTATCCCACAATAAACACTATCTCTTGATACAAACATGTGTTTAGGTGTGGTATCTACTCCTGATATAACCCATTCTTTTATTAACTGTCTGTTAGCTAGTACATATAAGTCATCTGCAACTGTTAAGTCTGCACGATAAAATCTACCAACATCTCTAGCTTTTTCTTTTGTTCCAAAGAATACAATACCTTCAGATGCTGCAATAGAATGTACTTCTTCAAAAGGTATATTAGTTTGGCCTTTTAATGTCATAGTACCGGCAACATCTTTTATAGAATATATATCACCATTTGTAGAAGCAGCTAAAACAACTGCACCTGCATCTACAATTTGTGACA